TGTTACGATAACTAATTTTCTTTTATCTCTTTCACATAAACCTTGTAGTTTCTGTTGGAACCGGTAATGAATCTGAAGATGAATCTATATCATACTTTTAGAAATTAACGATTATCCCGTGATTGTCCCGTGCGTCTTTATGCGTGTTACTTTTTCTCTATTCATAAAAACACACGTCAATACTCACTCATCTTTTACAATCCCGAACTACGATGGATAAATATAATATTGCAGTTCTCGTCGATGCGAAACAAGAATACACACATCAATTGATTCAATTACTCACACCGCATATCTACGTCGGTATTAAATCAATCTACGAAGCAGGGCGTGAATACTGTGAAACCACCGGCGACAAACACATTCTCCGTAAATTCCAACAATTACTATCCGAAATTCCAAAGTGGAATACGGACCGAATCGACAATGAATATGCGCGTATCAAGGCATTGACTGAATGCGACTGGATTGACGACTTAATTACCGCAGTATTCGTAAGTCACACAAAGGTATTGACTGCAATCCAATTAAAAAACAAACAGAAGAAAAGCATTGAACTCAATGTCCCAACTGGCGAACACTTTATTCACAAGTGTTATACTGAAGTCGCACGTGCATTCTGGAAACGCCCTTATTTAATGAACCATGCATTGGCAAATATCGAAGTCCAACGTAATATCGCAGATAGCGAACAATTGATAAAGGATGCCATCCACGAAACGGTCCGACGTATGTTACCGGTGCGTCATATATTGAAGGAATATTTAGGAAACGATTTCAACGAAGAACAATTAGATACCGACGACGATATTACAAGTCAATTATCGGTCAATACGCGCAATAACTTGAAACGTCTTGTGAAACAGGAAATCGAACAAACATTGTCTAAGTTGGATAGTGAAACCGTACAACATGCCCATACCGATTCAACACATGATAATGGTAATAGTAGTACAACCGTCAAGGAAGATAGAGTTGAAGAAGGGCGTGACAATATCGCACATCATGATATCGAATTAAAAGAAAACAAGTCGATTGAAAATATCATTGCAGAAGAGTTCGCTTCGATGAAGGATAGTATAGATACTCATGAACGAGAACCAAATTCAGTTGAAACCGTCGAAGACGGAACAACAGCACACACTATCGACACTATCGACACCGACAATGTAATCATGGGGGATGCACCAACTATTAACGAAACCAATGATTCGACACGCCATATCGATCTTGGTAGTTCTACCAAGCAATCTGTGTCGTCGAATCGCGCAGAAGTAACAATTAATAAGGATGATGCGAATAACGATAGTACCGGCGGTGCTACAACAATCGACGAGGATACGGTATCGCATTCACAACAACCAACTGTATCACTGCATGTTGAAGGTGCGGAAGACACGACTGCACTAGAAAATGAATTACATCATATCATTGCAAAGAATGTCGAAGAAGGTTCAATGATTAATCGTCATGTAGATTACGACAGGGATTCCGATAAACAATCGAGAAATGAAGAATTACATGACCTTTTCTCTGTTTCACATTCACTTCGTTCAACTTCTAAATCAGTCGATATTACCAGTAATACATCAAAGGCATCGATTACATCCGTTCCAAAGAAATCAGTTACCATACCGATAAGAAGCGCACCGGTTCAGAAGACGCAATCATTCAGTTTCTTCGATGATGCATGTGACCATCCATAGACGAGTCGGCATCCGCGTGTAGATTAGTTCATTTTTTTTCCTATTTATGGTATGATATATTACTCCATCGTAAATGCATCCATTACTCATCGCAGTTATTTTTACAGTCATTGCCGTTATTCTATTTATAGTTCACCAAAAATCGCGCCATGAAGAAGTCGAAACCATCGACATTGCAAAGACAGCAATCTTATCATTCGGTGTATCGATTGGTTCCATCTACACCTATATCTATTTATCGGACGACACTGTCGTCGGAGGTGCATCGGATGGCGGAATTCGAACAGGTAGCGGAATAGATCAAGATATCATGGTTGGTAATCCGAATTTTTAATGAATATGCATTGTGATGTTTTTATTGAAATCGAATTCAATATCGAATTGAATAAAAACATATTGTACGTGACATTTTAAATTAACGAAACTGTCTATCAAATTATGGAAATATCTTATAAGGGGTTATAAGAATCTATCTGCGCGGTTTAAATGTCTTCTTCTTCCAAGTTACTTATTATAGATACACGAATCCAAGACTACAATGTATTTATAACAAGTAAGCAGGAAGATGTGTTATACGTCACATATGACTATTTTACGGATACGTATGCCTCATTAACGGAACGCGTTTTATCCGAATTAAGCGGTAACGGTATAGAAAGTGTTGCGTTAGTATCACATGCAGTTACTGATACTGAATTTAAATTATTAAATAATGAAACGGGTGCAACTTTGTCAGGCGTTCAGGAAATCGACGCATCATTGAATACGTGGAACGGATTCCGTGGGTTCTGGGAGGGAATTGGTGCAACTACTATTGATTTACTTGGATGCGCGTTATATATGGACGACAACTGGCGTTATGTCCTCGATACCCTCGAACACCATATGGGTGTCAATTTCCGTGCATCGATCGACGATACGGGTGCTCTTGCAGTGGGTGCCAATTGGGTTTTGGAATCCGAAGTGGAATACGTCAATGCGAAGGATGTTTATTTTACGGAAGACATTGAAGGATGGACAGATATTCTATCTTCTCCTCTATTAACCTCTACCGCATTTATTGATAATTCAGGTTATTTATATACGTGGGGAAGTCCATATCCTAATGGAAGATGGAAGTCGACCCCAGTATTAATTGACTATTTTTCAAAACAAGGAAAACAAGTTCAACTGATAGAATCGGGAAGTTATAATTGGAAACCTTATTTTGCATATTTACTTACGAATGGTATAGGTTCAACACTAACCAACACAAACGGTGAATTATGGATGGCAGGTTTTAATGATGTAGGTCAACTTGGTATCGGTACAACTGGTACGGTTGAGGTATCGGTTCCTGTTCAAGTATCTATAAGTAGTGAAACATTTCCAACAACTGGTTGGACACATATATCGTGTGGAGACGGTCACGTCGCCGGAATAAAGAATGGTGCGATATGGTGTTGGGGTTTTAACAGTTCAAGGCAAGTGGGAGATGGAACTACAACGAACCGAACGCGTCCTACTAGACCAAAAGATTCTTCTGGGAATAATTTATTTACATCTGGTTCTACTGCTATATCATGTGGTTCTGATTTTACAGTTGCAATTAATAATGGAGCAATATGGTGTTGGGGAAATAATACAAAAAACCAACTAGGATATAATGTAAGTACTGTACAAACCTTTCCCATACAACCTAGAAACTCTTCAAATGCAACTATACTGAATTCAGGAGCGACTAGTATATCTTGTGGATTTGCTCATACCCTTGCAATAGTAAATGGTGGATTGTATGCGTGGGGTAATAATGTAAGTGCTGAATTAGGTGTAGGAAATACTAATACATATGCATATCCCGTACAACCTAGTAATACTACAACTGTATTATCATCTGGAGTATCTAAAATTAAAGCAGGTGGAGGTGTATCATTTGTCGTTCATAATAATATATTATATTCAGTCGGTGAAAATGGTGAAGGTGCACTAGGACGTAATACATCTTCTCTCATTTATTTTTTTTATAATTGTAGGGATATTAGTAATAATATAATAACAAATCCTTTAGAAATCGGTAATAGTGGTAGTATTACATTAATTATTGATTCTTCCGGTGGTTTAATGAATACTGGATATAATAATAATGGACAAGCTGCAAGATCAAGGAATGACCCAACTTTAAGAGCATTTGAGTACTGTGTCGATTCGTATATAACAATGAACCAGATAAGAAGTGGATGTACAAAAATATTTAATAATGGTACTTATCGTAATGGTTTGTTTTATTTTGAAAGAGATAATAGTATATACGGGGTAGGTAATGACCTAAATTCTATGTGTACTTATTTTACGACAAATCCATACTATAAGATAGGTCTAGTAGATTTCTTTGTAAAAAAAAATAAGAGAGTTCATTGTGTATCATTGTCATATACTGCGTCTAATGTCTTTTGTATGGCAGTTATTGTGAGTGAAGGTTTGAACAGTAAATTAACCAACCAGAATGGTGAATTATGGATAACAGCAATATCAAATCTTGGAAGTAGTAATTATTATAGATTTTTTCAACCAACTGATTCAAATGGAAACATAATATTAAATTCAGGATGTACTGCACTATCGTTAGGTAACGGACATATAGGTGTTATATCGAACGGTCGCGTATATATGTTAGGTAGTAATTCATACGGTCAATTAGGTAATAGAACAACAGATATTGCATATAGTTTTGTAGAACCAACAGATTCTTCTGGAAATATTCGATTTACGTCAGGTTGTACTTCAATTTCATGTGGAGAATTTCATACATCGGTTATATGCAATGGTGCATTATGGTCTTGGGGTAGAAACAACTTCGGTCAGTTAGGAAATCGTGCCAATGCAACAATACAAAACGTTCCAGTTCAACCTCGCGATACTAGTAATAATATCACTCTTACTTCTGGTTGTACATCCGTTAGTTGCGGTGGTGATCATACAACAGTTATTGTAAATGGCGGAGTTCAGTCTGCAGGTAATAATAATTTAGGACAATTGGGTATTGGGTCTACTGATACAAGTCGGAATTTCTTTTCAACATTAAGAGCATCGAATGGAACTACACCCGTTTTACAAAGTGATATTTCTAAAGTATCTTGTTCAAAGTCAAATACATATATTCTATCAAACGGTCAAGTATGGACTTGTGGGGCAGGAAATTACAATGCACTTGGATTAACAGGTAATAGTAGTAATTATAATTATCCAGTATTAACATCATTATTTCAGTCTGGTGTAACATCAATAGAAGCAAATGGAGATACACCTACTGGTTCAAGAGGAACATACGTGCATGTTGTACAGAATGGTAATTTATACGGATTTGGTTATAATACAACTGATTATTTATTAGACCTTTCGACGACAACATCTACAAGTACTAGAACGCAAATATTAATGCCAACTGGTATCAATACAACACCGTTATTATTAGCGAGAACACAACCAAATGTAATTATTTTAAAAAATCCATTGTTATTAAATTCAATAACAGTTTCGAATAATATTATATTCGGACAGACAACCAACGATGTTAGTTTAAATGGAACATTCGTCGACTCAGATACATCCGCTAATATAACAGGTTCATTATCGTTTAGTTCATTTACTAAGCCGACCAGTGTAGGAACATCTTCGTATGAATGGACTTTTACACCTGACAACTCTGGAGTGTATGGAATAACGACTGGTACAGTTCAAATTTCTACTATAAAAACAACTCCGATTGGTTCATCGATAACCGTAAGTTCTACGGATATCTCATTCGGGCAAACATTAGCATCATCTTCAATATCATATACAGGAATTTTTATAAATCCATACGATTCGACGACTGTCGCAGGGAGTATCGCATTTACGACACCGACAACGAAACCGACATCCATCGGAACAGCATCTTATGGATGGACTTTTACCCCGACGAGTATTACGAATTACAATACAATGACCGGAACTGTAATGGTGAATGTTGCACCAAAGATACCGGATATTTCAGGTACTATAACATCTTCTTCAATCTTCTTTGGACAAACAATCGAATCATCGATGATAAGTGGTATAATGAGAAATTCATTAGATGGGTCACGTATCGATGGTTCATTCAACTTCGTTACGCCGACAACGAAACCTACTACAACGACTACACATCGATGGTCTTTCAATCCGACAGATTCAGTGAATTACACAACCGACGCATCTGGTTCTGTATCGATAACATTAAGTAAGACGACTCCATGTGGTTCATCGATAACCGTTAGTGCGACAGATATTTCTTTTGGTCAGACATTAGCATCATCTTTAATATCATATACGGGAAATTTCATTAATCAATATGATTTGGCGACTATCCCCGGAACGATTGCATTTACGTCACCATCTACACGTCCATCGTCCGTCGGAACAGCATCTTATGGATGGACTTTTACACCGACAAATACAACGAATTATAATACACGAACGGGAACCATATCCGTGAATGTCATTAAAACAACACCGGATGTATCAGGTAGTTTAACTGCATCTACGATTACTTATGGTCAGGCACTCTCATCCGCGAATATAGTAGGTTCTATGAGAAATCAATATAACCTATCCTCTGTCATTGGAAATTTTTCATATGATTTATCTTCATCAGTCCCATCTGCGGGTACGACATCATATGCGTGGACTTTTACTCCAACATCAACCTCAAACTATAATAATGCAACTGGAAATATCAATGTAACTGTCAGCAAAAAGACCCCTGATATATCCAATTCAGTCACTGCAACCGATATCTATTATGGTCAAACTGTCGGAACATCGGACCTATCCGGTACATTCCGCAATAACTTGAACAGTGAATCCGTCACAGGTTCGCTCGATTTTATCAATCCATCGGCAACACCTGGTATTGGTTCAACCACGGTCCCATGGCAATTCACTCCAGATATATCACTCAATTACAGAGATGTAAGCGGTCTCGTGAATATCACTGTATTAAGTTCAACGGTCGATATCTCCCAGGCAATCACCGCATCAGCAATTACATTCGGACAAGCGGTCTCAAGTTCCGATTTATCGGGTACATTCGTCAATTCGGACGGCATCATTATACCGGGGACACTTGTTTTCAATACACCAAATGCGAAACCATCTGTCGGGACCCATGCAATATCATGGACATTCACTCCAACACAATCTGCATTATACCAACCTGTTACAGATACGGTGAATCTCGTCGTCAATAAGAAACAACCGAATATTTCCAACATCACCGCATCGAGTATCGTGACGGGACAACAACTCGCCGCATCACAAGTGAATGGACGTGCAAACAACAGTTTCCTCAATCAGGATGTGAGTGGAACATTCCAATACTCGACACCGACCGTTAATCCTCAAACCGGACTTATGACACAAACCGTTATATTCACCCCATTTGATACAGATAACTACGAACCGGTTCAGACTACTGTCCCAGTTCGTGTCTTTAGTAAACCGGAATTTCTCGCAGTCCGCATGTATCGCGCATCTCAAAATGCGATATTGGACGTGACACCTGACGCAGACCTCCTTCCAGAAGTTGCATCCGTCTATAATCAACCATTAAACATGAAAGTCCATGACGGCGACATCAGTTCTGCAGTGGTCATACCGAAAGTGGGACGAACTGCAACGAAAATCAGTAATATCCCATCGAAATACAAAATTGCATACGAGGTTCTTCAACCGGGAACGTTCAGTAGTCCTACGGGTGGCAAAGCACCATCCTATATGATTGTCTATAAAGTCATGGATGCAAGTGGTGCAGTGATAGAAGACGATGCATTGTTAAAAGAAGCAGGATTGAACTTGAATTTTGAACTCGATATCGATTCCGCACAAGAAAGCACATTCTCTATTTATCACGTCGGTTCTTCATTAGGAACGAAGAGAATCGATTTCGACGGTAAATTGCGTTTCAATGTAACACAGAACAGTTATATCCAATTATTCGAAACGAAGAACGTTGTATTAAACCTTCCACTTATCTTTGACTTATCGAGTACATCAATCATCTCGTTCGGTGAAACGATTGACGACAGTGCAATTCCTGCAGATTATACACTTGCAGATACAACGGGTAATCTGACGGCAGTCGGTTTGCGATCGGCATTGAAGTACCGCGATTCGAGTAATAATGATTTGAATCCAGACGATGTTATGGTCGATGACCCATCTGCCGTTGTCGTTGCAATTAACAAATTAGTCAATGAAACGGTATTGGATTTTGGTTCGCAAGGTCCAAGCACTTACGCAAACTCGCAATATGCATTCAGTCCGGGAACATTAAGTGCTCACTATTTACAATACGTATCTTCTGTCCTTTTCTTACATCCACAAGCACAGGCACCAATTAAGAACGATACGGCAATTATGGACGCGTTATATAATGGTAACCTCGGTGGTCAATTTGTCGGACCAAACGGTTTCGGTGACCCAGAGATGCGTCGGACAATCTTTGAACAGTTGATTGCAGCCGACCCAACACGGTTCCAAACCAGCGATACAAGTGGTCAATATATACCGCTACCATTCGTTCCAGGCGATAGTCTAGTATTCCGTGTTCGTATGTCCGGAAAACTATTTGCAGATGGAACATCGAGCATCGGTGGTGTGAGCGTATCCTCTTCCGATTTGAAACGTATCTTTGCAAAACAAATCAGCGACGGTTACATCGACGGAAACACACTCGAATTGACACCAAAAGCATGGAAGATTCGTATTACAGTCGGTTAATATGATTAAGTTAAACGATATAATAATTTACTTTGTTCAGACATTATTATTATTATATCGTTTCATGGTTACGAATACGTTGTAAAACATTAGTCGCCTACGAATACGTTGTAAAACATTCGTTACTTACGAATATTTTGTAATCGTCAAATAGGTCCCCTTCTTCTTCTTTTCTTTCGATGGGTCATATTCATTGTTTTCTTCGTCATCCATGTCATCGTCACCGCGATAGTTCTGGTTGAAATACTGCCAGATAGAAGGATGACCGATGCGGAAGTCATCATGCGATTCTGCTTTATACCAGAACACTTGGTCCTGTATCTTGTTACTCTTTGCACCATTGTGGATAACGAGACATTCGAAATTCTCGGTACATGCATCCATCACTTTGGAAAATACATCAAATGTCGGAAACATACCCGCATAGTTTTCATATAGTCTCATCCGATTTTTAACGATATTCTCGCGAAGAATGAAAACGAAATCGATATTGGTTCTCAATACGGGTGGAATACCAATGGCATATTGAAGTGCGATGATAAAGAGTGCATGGTAGTGTCTCCCGTTCATAAACAGATTTCGCACATTGACATCATTGACCCACGATTTGTCATACATACAATCGTCGAGGATGATAAAGGCACGCGGATCGACCTTGGAATCTTCTTTTGAGATACCTCGTTGTCGGTCTTTTGCCAGTAGATTCACCATTTTCTTCTGGCGTTTCATAAAATTTGCAATGACTTCTGGTTTATATTCATTGTGGATGAAGATAGGCGGGACCATCGCAGAGTAGAAAGAGTTGGCCCCTTCTGTACCGCTGATAACCGTTCCGACGGGCATATCGCGGTGATTATAGAGAAGGTCCTTGATAAGATACGACTTACCGGTGTTACGTTTTCCGATAAATACAACGACGGAATCATTTTTAATCATACTCATATCGAATTTTTTGAGACTCAAGTTCATCGTATGTCTATTCGTGTGTATAATGCAATAATACCGATTCGATAATGGAATATATACATACACATAGAAATTTACGGATTTTTATAAACTTACTCCTGGTATCGGGTTCGTGCGGTTGTCATTGACAAATATTATTAGAATGTATATCAAGTGTGTATTAAACATCGAAGATGTCGAATAATCTGCATGGTGTCGATATGGTCCAAGTGGATACAGAACAAATTATTGAAACACTCGGAGTCCGACCATTAATGGACAAAGAATACAATCAACTGACTGATTCACTCACGCAACATTATCATATCAAACAAGGAAGTATCTATTTTCACAATCCTGCGGTCTATTTATTCACACCTTATATGAAATACGAAAAGTCTCTCAATCATGCAGACAGGGTTGTATCACTCATAAAAAAGAAGGACCGTATCGATTGTATCGGGTTCTTCTATAAAGCGAAAATACGGACCCCGAATCGCGGATATTATCACACCGAATTATTTGCAAAGGAAATACCGATACTACCGGTTCATAAGGCACACTTGTATTATAAAAGAGGCAACTTGTCACCCGCAAAGGAGCAAATGTTATACAATTTCATTTACCATAATAACTCGGCCGTTACGACGGAAATCATGTGTTCTTATCTTGCATCACGGTTACGCGAGCTGAATATCAGTCCGCATTTCTGCAAGATGTATGGATGTGTTCGCATGACACTCGACCGATTTACATACGATATCACCAGTGACTCGGAATTCAAAGAAAAGTTGTATGTGCGTGACTTCATCGAGGAAAATGAACCCTATTGCGAGTTTGTCACACGACGAAGTAAATTGTTCTTGGAATACCGCGACTTTCCATGTTACTTGTTGATGTGTGAAAAGGCCGACACCGATATCGATATGTTGTATGACATTGGTAAATTGGAAGAAATGCATTTCAATTCCATCGTGTTCCAGATATATGCGGCTATTTTCTCAGCGGTCTCAATATTCGGATTGAAACACAATGACCTTCATTTAAGCAACGTGATGTTGTCACGAACGAAACAAAAGTATCTCTACTATTACTACAAGGGCGACTATTTCCGCATTCCGACATTTGGATATATAGTTCGCATTATTGACTGGGGGCGTGGAACCTACGAATTCGACGGAAATCATGGATATAATCATATTTTTACACCGGAATACGACTGTTTTGAACAATATCGATACAAACGAATGAACCATAGCGGTAAGGATACGATTCTACCATCGCGACAGAAATGGTCCGATATCGTGATGATTACACACAATATCCTGAATGCATGGAAGGAATTTCGCAATACCGAATTGGGAAAGTCCATGATGAAATGGATTGAGAATAAGGACGGCATCCCATTAGACGTCGATGAATTCAATTGGGATATCTATTGTCAAGTCACGAATAATACATTCAATGTGCAACCGCATCATATCTTGCAAAACCGTTCATTTCGCCAATTTATAATCAAGTATGGAGACATTCCAGACGGTTCCATCGTCTATCCGCTTCATTTCGGAGGAACGCGCGAACGGGACAACGGGACGACACGAAATATTAAAAAATAGAAATGTTAGATATATATAGTAATATCATATCGAACAGTTCATATTCGGATGCGGTATCTGATTACAGGTGCGACGCCGGCATATCGAAAACAGGTTGCGAATTGGTTGCATCGGCATCACTTATTTCGGGTGTGTAATCGTACAGAAATATCAAAGACGGGGGGTTTATGTCCATGGGATGCACGTCTTGTATGTATCGATTCCGGGGTATCTGACAGTAGATTCCGAGTCGTGCGGATTCCATGGTCATGTGAATTAAGTTTTTCCGATGAAAGTAAGTTTTATCACGAATTAGATAAGACGGTCCGCGAACATGAATGGAACGAACTTCATTCGTATTAAATTTGATGGACAATCGAATCGATGGATTTACGATACTAACTATACAAGAAAATGTCTGATAGCACTAAAACGACTATTCTCGACAATTGCCTAATTCGACTTACTAAAGATGAATCAGATCCATTTTATACAAAATATACCGCAGAATTAAACCATTGGAACATTTTAGATGTTGCACTAATGATTGGATGGGTCTATACAACCTATAAAAACAGACATATTAAAAAATATAAAAGTTATGAAGAAATGGCGAAATTATATAAAAGTGGAAAAATGTAAATAATCTCACTCATTAAACCTTGTTCTCGTTGCAACCGTCCGTGTGTGACGGACATTACACTTTTTTATAAGAACTTGGATATACACAAAGGTGTTGGAATGGAAGTGCACCCGATTACGACGAGGTAGAGGAAATAAAGTTTTTCATTTGGCGGGAACTTAGGGTTGCATTGTTTTCGATAAAACCGAGAGGATACGTACTCCACATATCACGTTCATTGAACATATCGCTGTAAAGTTGAGTCAAGTTCGAACCACTCACTTGTTCTTCATAGAAACTGCGTGGAACATAACGATACTCGATTTGTGGTAGGGGGCAGTTTTTATAGGATTCGGTATATCCGATTGCGATGAAAATAACACCGATGACAAATAAAAATAAGATAAATGATTTCATGTGAAACAGGAATATACGATAAAGATTCGACGGTCTTTATTGTATATTTATATAAATTCTATGCGGATACGCACTATGTCTATGCATCCTTTTCGAGATTGTCAAAGTATTTCTTATATATCGTATTGCGTAAATTAGGATTACGCTCACATTGTTTCATTATCTTCTGGTGACGTTCGGCATCGAAAGGTCTAGGACTATCAGTAATTCTTGGACTCTCGGACAAACTACCGGACAAACTAACCGATTCGGATAATTGTCCGATATTCATATTCTTTAATGAGTTTGATTTATCTTCAGAGTCCCGTGGGATTCAATTGTCTTGATGGTCTGCAGAGTCATCGACCTTCTTTTCTTCTGCTTGTTCCGCTTTACGTGCTAACCATGGGTCTTGTTCAGATAATTCATCGGATAATGATTGTGATGATTGATTGTCATCATTGCCATCGACAGGTGCTGGTGTTGATTCGGTATCACCAGTTAATACTTCAATTGCAGATTGTGCTTGTTCTGCCTTCTTCTTTTCCGCAGCTTTTGCCGCTTGTTCGCGGACGTAATCGATGTTTTCTTGGAAGTGTTGGTCTTTCATCTTTAAGTTTTCGTTGTATTTCTTGACAAGGGTATTTAATTCAGTTTCTTGGAATTCTTGGTCCTTGATGGATAATGGATTTGGGTCCCATGGTAACCAGTAACCGACTTGACCGATATAGACGTTGAAGTTACGGTCATTGACACGTAATTCTTCTGCGCGGACTTGTGCTTCACGATAAGTATCATAGACACCACGAACTTTAACACCGCGAATAGTGGTTTGGAAGTTGTTTTGTTCATAATATTGTTTTTCGATTTCATCTTGATGAACCGCAACAAAATCCTTGAATTTATCTTCTGCACTTTCTGGTGATAAAAACTTACTCATTTCATCTTTGAAGTATTTTAATTCTTCCATGCTTGGTTCTTCAGAGAAATTGAAACGGGATAACAAGTTCTTCATATAAGTATGAACGAAGAATGCATGTTTATTCATAATGACTTCTTCCGGCGAAATGAAACTCATACATACGTAATTTTGACCTGGAATATTCGCATCATTTTTTAAAAAATCTTCAGTTTTAGTTGAAACACGCGGTGCTGGATTGGATGGAGCATTGGAGCGAGAAGAACTTGATGCGTTGGATGCAGATGATGAAGCAGATTGTTTTGATTCATTACGGTTGAAACGATTTCCACGGACAGGAGGCATAATTGAAGTATTAGGTGTTCTATGAAAGACGGTATATAGTTATTTCGTGCAACATTATTTTAAGTAATTTTTTTTTCTTTTCGTATAGTATAATAATTTACTACAATCACTATGGAATCACAAAAAGAAACTTCACAATTACAACAATTACAAGCATCATTCGATATGAATGAAATGATTACCCGCGCTGTTAAATACTTATTAGAAGGTTTAGTCGTCGCTATTGCAGCTTACGTCTTACCACGTCAAGGCTTATCATGGACCGAAATCGCTATCATCGCATTGACTGCTGCAGCGACTTTCGCTATATTAGATTTATTTAGCCCTAGTATCGGAAATTCGAGCCGCACAGGGGTTGGTATCGCGATCGGCTCTTCGCTAACACCTGGTATAAAATTAATGTAAGTTACGCTAAATCCGCACCATAAATCAACGATTTTGATACAAATCCATTGATACTATTCCAATGATAAATATACACATTATCTATCATTGTAACACAAATCGCAACATGAATGAAACTAGACATTATTGTCTCAAAGACGATTGCAAGAATATCGCAACCGAGAATCCAATCGAAGGTCGCCCAGTAAGATGTACAATACATCCGATGCAACCGGAATTATACGATAAAACATTGAATTATATCAAACGATTTCGTGAAATCCATGGAGAACGATATACATACTTCAAAACATACTATATTCATCATCGTGAAAAAGTAATAATCACATGTAGAGAACATGGCGATTTTCGAATGAGAACTGACGGACATTTAAGTGGTTGTCAGTGTCAAGAATGTGCACGTTTTATTAAACATCGGAAAACTACAGCAGAATTCATAGAAGATGCTATGAAGGTTCATGGTGATAAGTATAACTATGAAAAAGTAGAATACAAAGACCATAATACACCTGTTGTTATCATATGTCCTGAACACGGTGAATTTAAACAAGTTCCTACAAATCACTTAATCGGTCATAATTGTAAGAAATGTGGTTTTAAGATTAATGCACAGAGTCGAACATCGACAACAGAAATGTTTATAGAAAAAGCGAAAAAAATCCATGGAGACAAATATCAATACGACAATGTTGTATATACTGGAACTGAATACCACGTAACTATAACATGCATAAAACACGGAGACTTTAATCAGGTCGCAGGATACCATCTTTCAGGTAATGGATGTACGAAGTGTGCTTTTGAGAGACAAATAATAACACAAACTAAACCATTCGAACAATTTATAGAAGAAGCGAAACGAATACACGGTGATACATACGATTATTCTTTAGTGAAATATGTAAAGTCTGATGTTCCTGTTGAAATTATATGTAAAGAACACGCGGTGTTTAAACAGAAACCGTCAGAACATCTATTAGGTAGTGGTTGTCGGAAATGTGGAATCATACGTCGTGCTTTTAAACAACGTTTAACGAATGAGGAATTTATAGAAAAGGCGAAAAAAATCCACGGTGATAAGTATGATTATTCCAAAGTAGATTATCAAACATCCGGACATAAGATTACATTAATTTGTCCAAAACACAAGGATTTTGAACTTGAAGCATCTTCTCATTTACAAGGTTGTGGATGTCAAAGATGTGGAATAGAAAGTAGAGCAGAATTTTGGCGGTTAGATGTAAATGATATTATTCGCCGTGCCAATCAAATCCATAATAACTCATACGATTATTCATTAATGGAATATAAGAATAATCGAATTCATGTAAAAATAATTTGCCATAAACAATTTCGTGATGGTCGAGAGCACGGAATATTCGAACAGTCAATCCATATGCATCTTGACTACAAAACTGGTTGCCCTCGTTGTAATTTTCGTCGTTATTCCAAAGTTCAGATTGAATGGTTGGAAAATATAATGTCTTTCACTGGGATTCCAATCCAACACGTCGAGAATGACATCGAACATCGCATCCGTGGAACAAACAAATATGCAGATGGTTATTCGAAAGAACACAACACGATATTCGAGTTCCATGGTTGTTATTATCACGGATGTATGAAATGTTATCCTGACCGCGAAGTCATAAATCGTCGCAATAAAAAATCATTCGAATGGTTATACCAATACACTCTTCAAAAAGAGCAAGAATGTCGAGACCAAGGTTACAATCTCATATCTATATGGCAATGCGATTGGAACGACCTTAAAAAATCCCCCGAACGCCTCGACGAATATATGACCAACATCAAAGAACAACTAAATAAGTATCGAACGGAAACTATTTAGTTCTTCATACGGTTCGGATAAATTCCCAGCGCAAGTCTTCACATATTTTTTTCCAAATGTCGTCTTGTTCCTGTAATTTTTCACGTGTCTTCAATAGACGCAACATCGGTAGATAATTATCCTTTTCGAGTAACTGGAAGAATTTATAGAGGATATACGGATACGAAAAAAAGTTCGAACGACCCGGTTTGCAATACTTCATCCATGGACCCTGGATTTCCTTAAACATATTACGTGCCTTTTCTTCGGTGTCCGCATCGATTATCAATGGAGGACGACCGGATATATGATTTGCAATATAGGAACAATGTTCATAATATTTCGGCATATTCAATTTCTTCAGTATTTCCAATATCTTCTTCGTGTCAATCGTGCTACGGTCAATGTATTTTTCCTTGTCTAATTCGCCATATATTTTATCAAAGACACTTCTGTCAATATTCGTCGATTCCTTTGCCTGTAATTGAGATAACCACTCGTTGAAATGATTAATACGCTTATACGCGAAATAAGTAACTTCGCGTGGTGGTTCCTTATACGAAGGAATTTCCGAGTCAATCAATATCTTTTCTTCCGTGCCACAGTTTGGACAGACTAACGTGCTATGAATAAGGTCGTAGATACGGTGTTCTTTACAAATGGAACACATGTCCGTATATGCGGTTGTGATGTCCTTCTTGATGTAATTCGGGTCGACATATGATAGATATTCTTCCATCAATTCCGTTTTACTCTTACTCGTCCGAACATCCGTGGAAATCGTATCGTTTTTAGAATCACTTAATCCATCGACGGTGTGTTGGTTATTCGATACAGTATTTGACGATGCACCCCTTGCATCGCTCGAAGACGATTCATTTGTCGTCACTGTAGATACAGGGTTATCATTTTTTTCCCCGGACCCCGAACCACCACCTAAAAAGTCAAGGATATTCCGCTTCATGGGAGGTCCTCTCTTGATATCCGATGTTTTGCGACCACTACTTTTCGCAATACCATGTGATGACGGAGATGTAGAAACGGTCGGTCCGTCAGACGCTTTACATACGACGGATGGTCCATTTGCATGTCCAGTATTACCTTTCGTCGCGGTTGATACGACAGTATCGTCGTAGTAGAAATATAATGTATGGCAGGTGTTCAATTCGTATTCACGGTTCATATACTTACTGCGAATCACTTCAATTTCCTTTTCTAATTCAGAAATACGTTCCGCAATATGCAACTTTTCCTCCAATTCTTCCGATGTTAAATCCTTTGTTTTCTTTTTCGACAGTTCTTTTAACTGTCGTTTCATGCGATTAATTGACTCCTCATATTGAGGAATCGATTGATAGGCATCTTCAATTTCACGAACTTTTAACTGGTGCTTATCGTCAATAGTCGTCGGATGTGAAAAGTTATCTTTTTGAGCGTAACTTTTCTTCTTATGTTTGAAAAGTTGCATCCACACTGCACATACTTACTATTATGTAAGTCGAAAAATTGTCTTTAAATATTGACATCATCGTTATAGAAAGTGATAACGGACGCGAATGCCGTCGGGTTTATATTAACAGCGATGACGGGTCCATCGACAACCTGTGATGAAAACAGTGGCACGTTCGATTGTGTTTATTTTCTTCTACTACAATATATAACATTTCATCAATAAGAAAAAAATGGCAGGTGGATTAATGCAAATTGTTGCCTATGGTGCGCAAGATATTTATTTAACGGGTAATCCACAAATCACCTTTTTTAAAGTGGTTTATCGTCGTCATACAAACTTTGCAATCGAATCCAGCGAACAAACATTCAATGGTACTCCAGATTTTGCAAAGAAAGTTAGTTGTACGATATCACGTAACGGTGATTTAATTCATCGTGTATATCTTGAAACCACTTTACCACAAATGAACATATCAACATTGTCATCGGACATCAAAGTTGCACAATGGGTCAGTTATGTCGGCGAACGTTTAATCGATTATGTCGAAGTTTCAATCGGTGGTGTTAAAATCGACCGTCACTATGGTGAATGGTTACACTTATGGAACCAATTATCATTACCAGCAGGACAAGAATATGCATATCAACGCATGGTCGGCAATGTCCCTGCTTTAACCCGCAACTATCGTAGTGGTATTACCGGTATTAGTGGCGATACAATCCCTTCAACCAAATTATATATCCCATTACAATTTTGGTTCTGTCGTAATCCAGGTCTTGCATTACCATTAATTGCTCTTCAATATCACGAAGTTAAAATCGACATTCAATTCCAACATTTAGACAAGTTATTCTTGATGATTTCGGACTCTTATTCCGAACCACGTCCTGTCCCAACTGTCAATTTAGGTCCAACCTCATTATGGGTCGATTACGTCTATTTAGACAATGATGAACGCCGTCGTTTTGCACAAGTTGCACACGAATACTTGATTGAACAAGTTCAATTCCAAGGTGAAGAACCATTAAGCAGTGTCAATGGTAAGATTAAGTTACCATTCAACCATCCAGTCAAAGAACTCGTCTGGGTCGTTCAACGTGAATCTGCAGATACCTTTTTACAATGGAACAACTACACTAACTTTTTAGACACGACACCTAATTATACCAACAATCCATTAGGTAGTCATTTATTATACGGTTTAATGGAAGACTTGAGTGGTGCAATCAGTATTGCATACAATGACCGCGGTATCAACAACTGTAAGGAAGCAAAAATCATATTAAATGGTCAAGACCGTTTTGCAACACGCGATGGTGATTATTTCAACTATGTTCAACCATTCAATCATCACACTCGTTGCCCTCATGTTGGTATCAACGTCTATTCATTCGCATTGAAACCAGAAGAACATCAACCATCCGGAACTTGTAACTTTTCACGTATCGATAACGCAAACTTGTTAATCACGATTGATTCACGCTCCATCAGTAGAAGCGCCGTCTCATTAGATGCAAAGAACCGCATCATCGATTCAACTGCACCAGGAACTTCACCTGCGCGTATCCGTGTCTATGCAGTCAATTATAACGTCTTACGTATCACAAGTGGTATGGGTGGTATTGCTTATAGTCAATAAGCGACCTTGTCCATTATCGAATATCGAATATCGGTTGTATAATTTACATACTATACAACTTATACAACTTATATAATCAACTTATACAAAAATATCCGTCGATAATATACAAAACCATGCCAATTCATCGTGGTTCCGATAAAAACGGATGTTATTATCAATGGGGACATCAGAAGAAATATTATTACAAATGCGGAAACAAAGAACAACGCACGGCATCAAAACGTCGCGCGATTCGTCAGATGGTCGCAATCATCAGTTCTCAAAAGAGAAATTCGCGGAAAAGGCATCCTATTTTGTAATTACCGCAAACCATTGGGATAAGAAGTAATCAAACTCTTGTTTCCATTGTAGCAAGTCCGCCGACGGAGATGAGCAATTCATCGTGATTTCGTCGCCGGTTTTATTCACCCATATAACGACGAATGCATCCGATTGTCTATCCAACCAATTACGTATGTCTTTATCGTCTGACGCGATTTCGCACTCTTCGTCAAAACCCGTAAATAGGATTCGGATGGAATAGTATTGTCCAGACACAAAGCGTCCGTATAACATCGGTGCGATTCGACGCGATACCCATCGTGCCTTTTTATATCGTGCATAATTCACACGCGATTTGCAGTGACATGGTATAATATAATCACGTGACGGCATTCCAGTGTGACTGTCGAGTGACCATTCTTCCGCGACAATATAGCGATTCCATCGTATTGTCATGCATTCAATTAGAATCTTTGAGAACCATTCGTATGGTTTCCGTCCGTCATATCCGAGATTCGTATAAAGTTCATTGCATTCTTCTTTTGTAAATACGTATTGGATGCGCGACCGTTCGCCTCGCATGTTGTATCGATAGAGACGCAATGGTTCATCCATCATGTAAATTTGGAACCACATTCGTATCCATTCCCATAAGACACTACATTCCGATACAATATGTATTTTATTACGTAATGTCTGACCTGTTGTTTCTATCGTGGATTCCACATCCACACTCGTATCCGTATCCGCACTCGTATCCGCACTCGTATCCGTATCCATGCCAACACCAATGTCAGCATCCGCATTGACAACTACCGGGACAGATTCTTGAGCAGAGGCGACCCATCTACTTTTGTATGCATAATAATCGTCGCGGTAAGAGGATTCGACGAAACCGTTTTTAGGTCGAAACCCATTCGGAACGTTGGTCCATTGGCCTCCGAATACACGACACTGTAACACATCCTCGTTCATTAGAATATCCCACCATGGAAATAATTTACCAACTAAATAGACAGACTTGGATGGTCGATGGACTTCTTCTGTTATTGAATGTAAAAAAAATGTCCCTGCCTTTATAGAAAAATAGACTTTACATGGAATTGCAGGAGAGAGGACCGATTGACTTTGATGATAATATATGCCGTATATAGGTAGGCTGTCGGTATCATTGTCGTTTATCCATGTGTAACATCCCGTCAAGTCCGATGCAGATAAGTCACCGCGGACGGCCGATTCTCGCAGGTATTTCCATAATTCACACATGAATATATTCCAAATAACCGGTTTAGATAACGTAGATACGGTCGATGGGCAAATGCGATGCGAATCATTATCCATCCAGTGTTTGAGAAACCATTTATTTATTTCCAAAAGTTCATAGAGTGTCATTTTAACCGGTATCGACTTTACATCGAAGGATACAAATATTTTTTTCATTCGTTCTTCGTCGGTGAAAGGTGCAATATCGCTGTTGCAGATGTCGAACACAGTGATGTCATTGTCGCCCCCAATGTCGTCTCGAACGTCACCTCCATTGACGTCTCCATCGATGGCAATTCGAATTATCGTATTATCCCGGTGATATCCGACGAGACTTTCATGAGAAAACAGGTTATCATACCATTGTATCATGGCATCGACATCGTTTGTTACATGGAATATGCGGGAACTCATTTCGAAGTTATAACTATTCTAAACAATGGAAATATTCAATTATATTGAACGCTAATTTTGATAAGAAATGATTTTATTATCAAACATAATATCTACATTATATAACGATACACTACGCAATCACAATGTCCATGTCTAATTCAACTGAAGACTTAAACGAATACCGCAACGACATCAACGTCATCGTTGTATATAAATTGAATGAATACAAGTATTTAGTCTCGGATGTCTATCCAGGAGACGACTGCACCCGCGAAGAGTTAGACATGAATTTGCGTCACGTAAAGTGGGTCAATCTCCATCCTGTATGTTATGTCTCTGAAATTCGCAACAGTGACGCATTTACAGTAGAAGACGTCGTGATTGAATACATGGCACGATATGGAGAAAATTCGACACGTGCTACGGTTACACCATATCATCATACAATATTTACTGAAGAACAACTAAAAGAAATACGACAAAAGATTGAAAAGTATAATGCGTCACAACTACCGAAACCGCGCAATGTCACGCATCACAGTGTCATCCCAAATAAGAACCCTTGGAAATCGGTATCTCCGCCACGTTCCTATTTAAACCCAGCACTCTATCATCATTATGACTAATTAATTTCGATTCCTCCCTAAACTACGCATAATAAAATTTACTATTTTTTATTATCAGTATGCAACATCTAATCGAGTTAGAATATCGGAATGTAATGATACATTCCTATTTCCTTCAATACTTTGGACCGATAATAAATCGGATAATTATATTTTTTACACCATGCGATGGCATAGACACACTGGTCCTTCTTTATCTGGTCAATCGTATCACTACCAAATTGCCGTTCGATATAATCAAATGTCTTTACAAGACTCGTCAGTTGTCTGATTCCGAATCCCATATTGCATTGCTCGACTGCATGTATGAATTCAATTGGGATACGGGTCGTTCGTAATATGGTTGTGTTCGGTGCATGGATATCATCCGTAATCTTTCCAAATTGATGCTCAATACGTCGAATAATCTCCATCTGTTTGGTATGCATATACGTCTCGATTGTTTCCGGTGACACATTCTCTACATTATCGAAACACATATATCCACATGCAACAATATACTTTTCCGAGTTCATAATCCGCGATGTAAATGGTTTTGTAATATAGACCCGGCGAAATAGACCACATATCATATACAGCATTTCAACGGTATATGGTGTCATAAAGTCAAACACTTTGATTACAAAATTCCCCCCTTTTTTTAATACACGTAATCCGATAATTACCTCTGCAAGGAAGAGGCGATATAACGTATATTCCTGTTGTGAATAATTGTCCGAGAAATCAAAACCACCATCTGCCGTAACGATATCGGCCTTCTCTTCGCGGAATAAATCACAATAGTGGTCTATATTCTCTTTATTGTATAAATTACCAGTTCCATCCGACCCATAGGACACAGACACTTGTTTCTTGTAGAAATTGAGAAATTGTTGGGACCGTCTCCATCCCGGGACTTGTACCTTTTTATCACACAATGTAATGGCAATCACCGAATCCTTATATTCGTCTCCACCTCCACATGAATGTGTGTAGTTTTCAGAAGTTAATCGATGAATGG